TATTTAGGTTGCTCCGGGTGAACCGAAAATTCCCAATGGGTCAGAGACACCGAATGAGTAACGCTCACGCGCTTTGTAGCGCACGTTACCTGTGTCGAAGTCACCGTCCATAGACGTTTGCATTGGAGTCCGCACGAAGTGCTTCATTCCGTTTGGTACGTCTGTCACGATGAAGAACGCATCGCTGTCAGTCAAGTAATGGTTGACACGATAGCCTTCTGGGATTGACCCGTTGTTGCGTAGTGCGTTGATATCGTTATCCGCCGTACCAACACGCAGATCTGTTTCGAGCAAGCGAGTTGCAACGAACATCAATGCAGGTGGGACGATCAGCTTACGAGGACGCGCCGCGATCAAAAGACCACGCTCGTCTGTGAAAGCCGCGATATCAATGACAGCTTGCTCAAGAGAAGTCTCGTTGAGGTCAGCGTCAGTTTCTAGCTTGTTACGGTTGGTTCCGCCTTCAACTGTTGGGTGAGATGCAGAGAACAGAGTCGTCCCGTCACCCGAGTTGAAAGTTGTGAAACCATTGTTCAACAGTGCCGCCGCTTTTGTTTGCTTCGTGTAAGCCATTGCGCGAGCAAGTGCCTTTGTGTAACGAGCAGACAGTGCGTCGTACAGGTTGTCTTCCATCGCCTCTTCAGTGACAGAGAAACCCATTGCAACTGTTTCGTGGTTGTAACGCGCAGTGAAAGACTCTTGTGCAGAATCATAAGTGATCGCCGCACCTTCGTTCTTCACAGGAGCCGCGCCAAAGCCTGACAGCTTGACTTCTTCCTCGAACGAACGCTCAGAGTTTTCAGTTTCGTAGATCTCAGCATGCTCGTTTTCGTACTTCTCGTACTCCAATCCGAACAATGCGTTGAGCCCCGGTAACAGCTCTTTAAGGAGCTGGGAACGTGAAATAGCCATTATTTAGCTCCTTATGCTAAACCAAGTGGGTTGTGGTAAGAATGAACACCCACGTTGAGCTTTACATAAAACTCAGGGTAGTCATCCGCCTCTGTGCCCGGTACAACTTCAACGATGCGAACCGCAAGTGTTGATGTTGCCGCAAGGCTTGCGCCGTTTGATCCAACAGCCAATGCAACACCAGACTTACCAGTTGATGTTGAACCAGATGTGTTGTAGTCAAGTGCCGCGTTCATGCCAACTGCGCCAGCATAGCCTGAGCCGTCTGTTCCGCTGTTGAATGTGCCAAGAGCCGCTGTACCTTTCACTTGGAAGATCAGGTCTGGGTCGTCAGCTACACGAACGAATACTTCGGTCGCGCCGCCTGTGACCAAGTTGGCTGGCAGGTAGTTGTCAAACTGAGTGACACCATTTGAGTCAATGTAGCGACAACCTACGCATACGCCCATGATACCGGCTGTTGCGTCTGATGATCCGCTTACATCGAATGCGACTGGTGTCGCCGATACTGCGCTCGGAAGACCAGCCGTAGACAGCACAACAAGGTCACCATTGAAAATGGCGGCAGAGTTGTTTGCCTTAACTGGATACTCCCGGAACGCACCATTGTAATAGCCGAATCCAAGCTTCTGCTTGGGGATCAGGCCATAAGGGGTGCTATTTGAAGACATTTCCTTCTCCTAATTGTCAACGCGGCACCCCTTAGCACTAAGAGTTGCCGCTTCCAAACGATACTTTCGTTGACCGCTCTGGTCTCAGCATTGGCATCCGTGGGTCATTTTCCCGTAGATAGCTATTGTCAACTGATTCCATTTGACGGTCGTTCATTTCTTGAAGATACTCTTTACGAGCCTCAACATTTTCTTTGCTGTTCTTGCAAAGTAGCAAACCACCAACCTCAACATTGCCCTCGAACCGGCTGTCGATATCCGACATGACTTGCAGTTCAGGGTGGTCCTCAGCGCGGACCGGCTCCCATCCCTCGCGGAACTTGGAAGACACGTTGGTGTTGTCTGCTTGCCCCAGCATAGATGTCCGGATCCAACGATACGAATATCCTTCTTCTCCGACTGGGGTTGGAATGCGTGATGCTGGTTGCCATAACTTCTTGCGCTCTGTTTTTTCACGGGTCGAGGAATCCCTTGGTGTACGACTGCTCATATCACATATCCTTCAAAAGTTGCGAAGCGTATTGCTCGGGGGTAAGTCCAAGACGTTTAGCGAGACGGACTTGCGTTTGTGTAAGCTTCACTTTGCGCGGTGTTTTCGTCGCTCGTGAAGCGGGCGCGACCACATTGGCTGGTTGCCTTTGTGAGTCGGAAAAGTTTTCGGGGAACCGGTTCCGGATCCCTTCGTCGATTCTGTTGTAGTATTCATCACTTGTTGGGTCGATAGGGTTCGGCCCAGTGGTGAGCTTCTTGTGTAGCGCAAAAGCTACCGCTGTCATTTCCTCGTCCTGCTGGAACCAAGGGTTTCGCTCTGCCCATGCTTTAGCCTTGTCATCAGGCTCTGGCACTGAAGGCCTTGAATACTGTTCTGGTAATTGTTCGGGCTTGAACTCGCGTGGTTTGAAAGACTCTACACGAACCCTTTCAGCCTCAAGACGATTGAGTTCACGTTGTGCTTTAAGAATCTGGTCAGTGTCACCTGACTCATAAGCATTGCGATATGCAAGTTCAGCTTGAGACATTTGAGCCTCAATGCGATTCTTTGCTTCGCCAACCAAAACATTCTCGCCCTTTGCGAGTGTTTCTTCCACTTGCTGACGTCTTTCAAACTCAGATTTGAATCGGCCCAGTAGTTCTTCCCTTTCACGCTGTGCCTCCTCTCTACGCCTGCGTTCTTCATGGTATCGATGTGTTAGCGACTTGATTCGCTTTTGGATACCGTCAGAGTAGTTCTGGAGTTCGTCATCGGGAACTTCGACTGGCTTCTCTAACTCTTCGTCAGAAAGTCTTGGTCTGCCACGGTCTTCTTCGGGTGTGTCATCTTCGACTTCGATCTCAAAGCCGGAATCAACTTCTTCCTGCTCGACCTCTTGGTTTTCGAATTCTTCGTTCATGCGCGTTCAATGCCTCTTGGATCTTCGACAATTGCTTCGACCGTGTCATCATTGATGAGACGGAACTCTTGTCCCTTCACCTTGAAACGGGTGCCGGAATAAGAACGGAAAATGACCCAATCGCCTTCTTTGCAATAGGGGCCAGTTGGAAACTTGTCTTGATCGCCGTATGCATCGTCGCCCATCTCAATGACGTAGCCGAAAATAGATGCTGTCGATTCTTTGGCGCGAAGCTCGTTCGCGATGATAATGCCGCCCTCGGTGGTCTCTTCGATTTCTGGGCATGCAACAAGGATTCGGTATCCCTGTGGAACCGGAAGGATTTGCTCTAGCTCTTCCGTCATTTCGAATTGTTTGACTTGCATATTGTCCTCTGCTTACGATTGTGGCTCGCAGTGCCATCTGCGCCGATGAGGCGTACTTTTCAGCACTTACAGTATAGCACCACTTGACAAGGCTATTCTTGGCTATTTCTTGATTCGATCTCGATGATGTCTGCCTCGATCACGCCGAGTGCTTTAATCATCCCGCATATGTACTTGTAATCTTCCATGCATGAACAACTGTCGTTGGCCAAATGGTCAGCGAGGTCGTTCATTTTTTCCCGAATCTTTTTACGAAGGTATTCCATCTCGGTCATTGCGTTGCTCCAAATTATGCAATTGCAGAAATTTAATTCTCACTGAATTGCTTTGCAATATCAACGCCTAACTTAAGTCCTTCGAGCTGATCTGCTCTTGATGTCTTGTCTTGCTCTGTTGCAATCTTGACGCCAAGACGCGCCCCTTCAATCTTTTCTTGGGACGCGATACGGTCTTCTTCAACCTCACGGGTGCGCTCTTTTGACTCGGCATCAACCTGAAGTTTCGCGAGATCGAGGTTCTTCTTGTGCTCAAACTCAGCTTCTTTAAGAGCAAGCTCGCGCTTCTGAATCTGCGTCAATGGGTCGGCCTCCTGCTTCCGCGCCTCTTCCTGAGCCATCTCGGCTTGGTCTGCTCTCAGTAACTTACCGGCGGCTTTTGCGATCACAGGCGACAGGTTGCGTTCAACGTCTTCAGGCAATGACTCATCACGCGGCAACGGCACGCCCAACTGCTTTTCGATTTCCTTGCGATACTGGAATGCGACATGCTCCGTAACGTGTGCAACCATGGCCGCTTGGATCTGAGCCGCAAACGGTGACTGCCCCACAATCTGGCGAAGCTTTG